TCTAGTTTTCTGTCTGGATCTTTATCTGCGTATTGAAACGCTTTTAAAACGCTTGATGAAACTTCATTAACAAAAAAAGGTTTTTCAGTCATATATTAATTTAATTTTAGAGCTAAATTAGGATTATTAGATATTGACGATAATATTCCTCCCGCTGTATATGCGGAATTGGCAGGTACTGGCGAAATAGATATAGTATTAGATATTACCGCACTTCCTATTCTTAATCTGCCATATCCTATTGGAACTGGTATATTTCTATTTAAAACATTTCTTATTCCTCCAAGAACAGTAGAATTGGTTTTAACATCTTTCGGAGCTTTAGGACTTAAAACAACTGCCAAAATTATAGACAAAACTATTAATAAAATACCTATTATAATCAATTCTATTCCCGCCCCTTGAATAATAGGTACTATTTCGACTTTGTTTCCATTTTCTAAAATTTTACTTTTTAATAGATGGGCTGGTAATATTTTACCATCAATATAAACTACGAAATGAGTAACAAATCTTTTGAAATCAGAAAAATATTTATTTATTTTTTGATTATTAGCTTCTACAGCTTCGAATATTTCATAAACTGAATCGACATTCAATTGCCAATTCTTTCCTAGTTTTTTACCTAGAATTCCATGTAATGTGATGTCGATCATATTGATTTATAATAAAACTTATTATTCTTTACACTATAGACTAGCATTTGTAAATAAAAGTATTGTTGATTTTCCAGATCCCATTCTGAAAAACCTTCCAAATCTGAACTTATTGGATGACTATGAAACAATATAGGATCTCCATCAAAAATACATTCTTTTGGAGATATCAAAAAATAATTCTGCGGATCAGGATGTATATTGGAGCATTCTTTGAAAGAGTCATAGACTCTATTTTTTTTAATCAAAAATCCGCAAATTTCATTTATTGAATTTGCTGATTTATATATCAATAGATCTAAGATATCATTATTAACCGGGAAGTCTGTAGTCATAACCAATTGTGCCGGGAAATCCTCCAAAAGGAACATTGACATTAGGATCTTTAAATCTTAAAGAACAACCATTTAAATTTTTGGAGCATTTATCTTCTTTCCAAATGTTTGTGTATTGAAATGGATGCTGACCACTTGCAGATGGCCCTACACAAACAAAGAATTTAGATGGTATTTCTAAATTATTAAATATAACTTTTTCATTGAAATCATAATCCAAAGATGGATCTATTTTAACAAAATCTCCTTGAGTATAAGGAACTGTATTATCATAATCGCCCTTATATACAATGTCAGTCAATTCATAAGATTCATAATTAATAAAAGTAGAAGGTTGATTTTTCAAAAACACTTTATTATTTTCATCTGCCATTGGAACACCCAAGTTTCCATCATCATAACCAGTAAAATAATCAATGCTCTGTTTATTAATTGTTTTTATTATATTATAAGAAATCGGAGTTTTATACTTTGATGCCAAATAAGAACTTACAGCTTTAACTTGATCACCAGTTAAAATAGTGTCGTAAACAATGACTTCATATACAACAATTTCACTTTGCTCGTTAGAACATAGGTTAATACCAAAATTTTTAGGTTTTCCAGTCACCCCCGTTTGTTCAATAATTTTATTTCCATCTCTATAAAAAATAGTTTTTTCAGTCGCTGATGTAGGTAAAACAGCTCCATATACTCTAGGAATATTTATGAATGGGCAAGAAGTAATAGCCTTAACAGGCGTAATCCATTTGTTTACATATAAAACATCCTCATATCCAGCATGCCAACCTAATAAAAAATTATTACCACTTGCCCCATTAGTCGTCAAACCTCTTCTAGCTACACCTCCATTTGCACATAATCCATCATTTCCCTTTTTAGTTTTGAAAACTTTATTGACTAACTCTGATACATAAAAGATAGTGCAATTTTGTGGAGTAGTTTGAAAATCCAAATTTATCTGCATTGTGTCCCAAAGATTTTGGGGCCAATTTTGAGTAAATAATATTCCAGTATTATTATTTAGTCTATTGACGTTTACATATTTTTTAGGACTATTTGTTAAAGTAACAGTTGCTGAACCAGCAGCAGTCGCCCAAGCAGTTAACTTATCGAATATTAAATCTTTATTGTTAGGATACTCTTTAACTGAAACCGTTCCACTAAAAGTCTGAACGCTTGGATTTGTAGAATCGTTTGGCTTAAACCATCCTACTAAATTAGACGTTAAAGAATAATCGCTATTTACTGTTTCTAAAGCTGTATATGTATATGAACCTATTGCAACAGAAGGACCTTTATAACCATTTATTTTACCATAATTACAACCACAACCTCTATACTGCCATTGACAAGAATCATTATATACTTTTCTAGTTGGAACTGTTAATCCATCTATATCTAAAATATTAGCTAAAACAAATTCTACTTTGTCTTTTTGTTCGTAATTCTTCTTTTGAATTATAAAAGTATCATTAGATATAAAAGACGTAAAAGTATTTTGCCCCAAAGTATTTTTATTAGATCCTCCAAAATTTATATCATCTAAATCTTTCGCTAAAATCTTTTTTCTAAAAAACCTACAACCCAATAGATCGTTGCGATCTTTTATAAAATTAGTTATAAAATTATTAACATTAGAAATTAACAAAGTTGGGCGACTTTGTTTGCCTTCTGAAGTATATTCTAAATTTGAAATTTCTGACGGTATAAATAAATAAGTCTGACCTTTGAAGACAATATCTTTATCAAAATTTTTAGATCCATGAAAGCGTAAATAACCCTCATAATCATTAATCTTGATTTCAAACAAATCTATTATCTCTGTATTTTTTAATAAAAATAGATCAGACATATTTATTATCAGTATTTATAGTTTTATTTCTAATTAAGTCGATGCGCTTGTGAAATACATGTTCAAGTATGGATGTGGTATTTTAGGAGCAAACAGCAATGATTTTTTTCCATCACTTATTTGTAAATCTGTTGTCTTTTTAAGAAATATATTTTTATAATCATAACACAAAGATTCAATAATCTTTTTAGAATTAGTTCTCATATTTGATATCGATGTTGCAGAACCATGCATATAATCAAATAAAAACATTCTAGATGTTGTTGCGGAACTAGCGTTATTTTTATTACTCAATGTTATTAAATAGTTATTAGTATTATCAATAGTAATAGCATTATTCATGTATTGTTTACCAGCAAAAGTTTTTTGACCATTTATATATGTTTCAAAATTTAAAGTTACATAATTTGATCCAACAGCATCATCAGTTATATAAGTGAACATCTCAACAAAAAATAATGAAAACATTTGCATATTTGTTACTGGATTACTTGGATGAGTATATAATTGAAAATCTTGAACAGCAGTAGGATTAGTTATATCATTTCTTAGATTTCTAATATTAAAAGCGTTAAAACTATTATATTTTACGCTATCTGGCATTCGATTAGAATAAGTCGCAAAATTATCCCAAAATAAATCGGTTGGATTATTCCATACATAATTAGTATATAAGTTTCCATTAGTTTGTAAATACTTGAAACTATTTAATGTACCGCCAACAAAATTACCAAAATAATTTTGATTTGGATTTGATCCTCTAAGATTATAACCAGATAATTGTTTACCTATATTTAAAATTTCTGAAGCTGGATTAAAGTAAGAACTACTTGTATAATTATGAACAAATTTATGAATAACATTAGTTCTATTAAACATGTCAAAAATAGTTAAATAATCATCGTTATCAGATAAATTATCCGCTCCTAAAGCAAAAACTAAAATAGTATACGAAGGATTAGTTTTAACTGGTAAATTAATTGCAGAATTTGTTATTTCTGAATTACCACTTAACTCGTAAAAATATTTATCATAAGCTTTTACAACTTTTAATTTGTTAGTTCCAGTTAAAGTCAATCCAGATCTTATTGTAGAATCACTATTCCAAGTAGATATTGTGCTACCAGTAAAATCAGTACTTGTTAAATTATTCGTTTTAAATCTAAAAATCAAATCACCATCATAAAATGCATTTTCTTTGAAATTGAAATAAACTGTCGGCAACTCTCCTTGTTTTATAGGTGTAAAAGATCCTCCAGTTGCTGTATCTCCAACTGTTACAAATTGAAGCGTACTTCCTCCTGTAGAAGATACTGTATTAGAAGTCGAAACAGCATCTAATGCAGATGTTGTAGTTAGTTTAGGAGGTAATTGAGCAGAATTATTTCCAGCCGTAGCGGTATTATTATTAGAATTTGTTAATGTAGACGTTTCAGGAATAAAAACCGCAACATCTCCAGTTATATCATTATCTGAAATATTTATTTCTTCAACTGGCTCGTCTTTGATAATTTTGTTATTTAGTCCCATTTTATTATGGTTTGGTTATTGTATTTATAAGATTATAATCTAACAAATGTGTTATTTGACTTCCTGCTATTTTTACTTTATTTTCAGTTTCATTTGTATTTTCAGTTATTAACCAACCTTTACTACCTGCCGCACCAGCATAAAAAACACTATCAACATCTTTATAAATATAATAATTAAATTTTCTTTCCACATTTGTTGAATCTATATAAGCGACATTATCTATATTAAATACTGGACCCCCAGCTTGTGGATTAGTAAAAGTACCATCTGATCTCCAACTTAATCCTGCTCCACCATATCCATATAAACTGATATTTTCAAATTCCAATTGAACTCTAAATGTATTATTTACATCAACGCTAAATGTCAATTGTTTATCGTTTGGTTCTATAAAATTTATAGCTCCTTTATCTATTGAAGAAGCTTTATATACGGCCATAGAAGATTTGTCTGGATAAAATTTCACGATCACGCCTGTGTATTTTGTAAAATCTGTAGAATTATTATTAGCTTTATATAAAAAATCAAACAGATCAAAATCAGTTTCATTATCTGAAATTTTAGTTAGATATAAACCAGTTGGATCATATTTTAAATTACTACCGGGAGAAGGAACCAAGCCGCTATAACCAGTTTCATTTAAAGTTTGATAATAATCTAAGAATCCAGTAGCATAACTATATGGACCAACACCATTTACATTCAAAGGCTGAATTCTCGAATAGTAATTCGTAGATATTGCTAAATTTCTTACATTGGCTTGAAAAACATCATTTCTTAAACAATCAAAGCTTCCATATATAGGTTCATCACTATTACTATTCAATTGTATAGGATATTCTAATGTATCTATAATACTAGAAAAAGAAGTATCAGTAGCAGTTTGTATTTTAAATCCTGTTATATAATTATCTAAATCTATTACTCCCCAATTAAATTGCAAATTGACATTATAGCCGGGAATATAATCTTTAACAGCATAAAATTTACCTACTCTTTTTGGAGTTGGTTGAGCAAATACTCTTTGACCAGTAATATCTATTGAAATCGCAGCGTCTGTACCACCAGCAGAAGATACTGTTTCTATAGTTAATCTAGTTTTTTCATAACCAGTTGCTTCTTGTCCAGCGGCAAAATTAGTGAACGGTTTATGCAACACATAAAAAATTCCTGATTGACTTGGATTAACTATTTGTACCGCTTGTTGACTTTGCGGATCATATGTATTTAAATCGTTAGAAATAAACATTGTATTAGGCAAAAAACCATCTGCGCTACTTGACGAAGATAAACCAATTAATGTAGTATCAGAAATGGTTGCTGTATATTCAACAGGAAAATTTCCGCTATTAGTCAAAGAAATACCCGTATAAATGCCAAAACCAGTTGGCACTTTATTCAAATAAAAACCTGTATAATATACGCTCATTCGACTAATGTTATGTTTGTATTAAAAACTGAAATCGCATTAAAAGGATTTTTGAACTCTATAAATTTTACACTTATGTCGTGATTATTTTCAAAATTATAAGTATGATTCCATTCTGGACAATAAACATCAATTATTTTATTATATGGTTGCGGTAATGTATATTTAAAAGTTTTGAAGCCAGCTTTATCATCTAAAAATTTCAATATAGCTCTAGCCTCTTGAGTAGTGCGTTTTTTAAATCCTACATTTAATTCTAAAACATTATAATTAATTCCATCTTTAGAATATTCTATTGTAGAATTTTTCATATCGTTAGATAGCAATCTTATATTTTCATTTACCTCGTATTCTAAGTCACCTTTGAAATAAAAATCTTTTGTAAACCAAGAATTTATACCAGTAGGACTATTATTTGGCGCTATATAAATTTTACTGCTTGGTCCAGTTGACGAGCTTGGAGGATTTAAATTTACACCTGTATAAAAATAATATCCTCTTTCTAAATAAGAATCAGAATTAAAATAAAACACATCATTAGTTAACAAATAGTCAACATAATTAGTATATGTTTTAATATTTTTTTCATCCAGCACAACAAACATTCCTTTATAATCAAGCGAACTATCAAATAAAGATTCAGTATTGATAGTTATTTTATTTATATTATTATATGTAGAATTATGATCTATGCTTTTAAAATAAACTTGTGCATTTAATTTATATGGCGTAAACAAATCTATATCGACTGCTTTAAATCCTTCATATAAACTTTTTACAGGAGCTTCTGGGGTATTTTCGAAATACGCTATTAAACATTTAGATTGCGTGTCTGTTAACCCATCATAATTTAAATTAAAAGTAGCATTTAATGTGTTGACATTATTTGCTGTATTTGTTCTGTATCCATCACCCATAGTTAAAGGTGATAGCTTGGCGCTAAAATTAACAGATGAGCCGTAACTTAATTTAAATAAATCATCAATATCTCTTGTCCAATAATTTTTACCAGTATAAGTTATTGGAGAATAAGCTTCTCCAACTGGAACATTCTTTTTAGCAAAAAACAATCCTTCATAATCAGAAAAATACTTTTCAAAAAAATATTTTTCATAATAATCAATTTCAGTCTCAGATAATATTCCAGAAAAATAAAATAAATCATAATACTTTATACCTGAATTTTTCGGATTATTTCCTAATTCAAAGTAATTAGAATTCCATTGTGAATCATAGGAAGCGGCTTGTCCAATATTGAAACCATTTTGTCTAATAGTTAATGTCGAAGCTGTGGAATTTTGTATGATAGTAAATATATTTTTATGATTATAAATAGGCGATACAGCGTAAAAAGAATCAGCATCCAATAAAACACTTGCGCTAGATTCAGTATTATTGCCATTTATTTTTAAAGATCCAAGTGAAACATCTGTACCAAATTTAATAATTTTTTGTTCCACCTTTTTTTCTGGTTCTATTACATCTACCGCAAGAAAAAAAGTTCTATTGGTATAATCAAAACCAGTACCACTTAAAAATTCAAGATCTTTTAATGTTATGTAATTCTGATCAAATTGTATATCTGGCCTAACATTAGCATCAGAAGATAACTGAATTAAATCTCCACTTCCAACTACTTTATTTTTCCATCCAGTTATATTAAAACTTCCGTCAGTATTGAAATCTTCTAAATAATCATTATTAAACCAAGCAATTAATCCACTATTTCCAAGACCTGTATAACTAGGATATACAGATATGCCAGTTACAAGCTCATAATCAACTACATCAAATTTATTATATGATAATGTGGAATCATACTCATAAATATTTTTTATATTTAAACCTGAAATAATTGAACTCATTTTATATTAAAGTTTTAAGCTCAGGAACAGTTTGTAAAATATCCGCAGAAGCTAATAGATATTGACCTTCTGAAATCTCATAGCTTTGACTTGATAATACTCCACTAATTCTAAAAGTATCTAATGTAGTAGAATATGTATCTTTTATTGTTATATTTGTATAAGCGTATTTTCCGCTTGTTTCAAGAAGTTGACCCAATGTATTAGACTTAATTGATACATCAGCTTTTTTATTCAATTTTGCAACTCTGAATGGATATTTTTCATCAACATTGAAGAATGCTGGTCTATCACAAGTCATACTATAATTTAAAGAAACAATATATCCAGCGCCTTCAATACTACTTGTAGTCATATAAGATTTATAACCATTTGCAATATAATCAGGAACTAATTTTGTAGATAAAACAGAATCTCTTTGTTCATCGAAATTTTCTAATGCAACATTTCCATACCAATCAAATTCAGCAGAAATAACAATTGGCTGAAAAGGCTCAACTGAAAATGATACAGATTTTGGATACAAACCAGTTATGGCAACACCAGCGAAGGAAGCCGTAACTGCTGATTCGTCTACACCTGTAATATTTAAAAAACTTGGCAAAGCTCCTGTTAAATAAAACTCAGTAGATAGACTTCCAACCACAGCGCCTTCAGGCGCATAATTCAACAATGAACCATCATTCAATAATACAGGATTAACCGAAGCTTGTGCTGACAAACTTACTCTATTTGCATAGTAATTTTGGCTTCCAAACCTAAAATCAATATTTTGATAACTTAAAAAATTAGACATTTTATGTTACAGTATATGATATTTTAGAAACTACTGTAAAATCAACTGGAGATGTTTTACCTCCATTAGTTTCACATATTCTGTATTGCAATAATCTTCCTGATAAAAACGCTGTTGATCCTTGAAATAGATTTTTAGTAATTCGTTTAACAGTATTTTTTGACATCGATGAAATATCGGCATATCCAATTATTCCACTCGTAGGGAATGTAACAGGATTGCTTGGAGGACTTATAAAAAATCCTGAAACGAATCCATCAGGAATAGCTGAACTATATACTGGTAAAACAGAAGCTATTTCTAATCTATTAACATTACCAACTTGATTATCAGATGATATTAATTGTATTTCTTCAATTGTTCCTCCATATGGAACTATACTAAATGGAGAATAAAAATCATTATGACCGCTTGGATTTGTATTGCAGCTTCCGCTATAAAATTCAAAAGGATTAAAATAAATACAGTTACCAGTTACTCTGGTATGATAAACTTGTATAAATTTTCCTTTACAATATTCACTATTAGTTGTATAACTGCCTTTAGCAGTGACATCACCGTCTGAATTTATAGCTAATTTAACTGCTGAATTATTAGTTCCGCCACCATATAACAAAGCGTATGAATCAGCAAAAGAACCTGAATTATAATATCCAGCAGACCATTTTTTAGTTGGATAAGACATTGATCCTGTAGCGTAAGTATTAAAAATACCTCCAACAGGTCCAGTTATATAAGTATTTATACTTAATACTTCAGTAAAAGTTCTTCCATCCGATTCAAATATGCTTGTTGTATAGTCTGTCGATTTAACATGCAATGTTGCAGACATTGAAGTTTGACCAATACCCAATCGTTTTGCAGAAATATCATAAACTAAATTTTGTGTACTTAAACCATTTATTCTTCCAAAAGATAAATTATTACCATTTAAATTTATATATCCTGTTGTTGTCGTATTGGCTAACGCTTCTGATACAGAAGATGTAGAAGATCTGATTCTCTTTGTTAATCCCGCGCCACTTATATCTAAAGCATATGCTGGAGTAATATTATTAATTCCAACATAAGAATTTGCTCCATTTTCTATATATAATACATTAGTTCCTAAAATTACATCATTCTGACTATTATAATTAAATGTCAAAGGATCATTCGATGAACTAGAACTAATATCAGCATTTTGCGGATCAAAAGAAATACCACTAGCTTCATTTTCGAACTTTACTGTTCCTCCTGACACATAAAACTTATCAGTCAAAGCTGTGCTTCCATCAAAAACACCTACTCTACCGCTAATATCTATATTAAAAACGCCTGTATAATTCGAACCGTCTGTAGAAGCTTGTATATAATAATCTGTATCGCTAGATTTTTTTACTCCTCTCCAAATAACATCTGGAGCATATAAAGAATAAGAAGCTTGTCTTGCTGATGTTCTTGTTCTTAATCTAACTTCAGGAGATGTAAGACCTTGATCTCCAATATCTAAAGAAACAGATGGACTAAAATTATCTACGCCAACATAACCATTTGCAGCAACCGTAATTCCGCTTGGAACAGTATATCCAACTATACTTAGTGCGGATGAACGAGCTTTTAAACCAGTAAATGACTTTTGCAATTCATTTAATGTTAACTGATCGGTAGTATTTAATGTCGCAACAGCAAATACATGTGAATCAGTAATGGTCGCGCTCGTTATGACTGGTAGATCTGTAAATATAGCCATTTTAGTTTAAATATGTTTTATATGATAGTTTTACACTAACAACATCTTCAGCGGTAGAACTAACTTGCTCTGAATTTATTATAGCATCAGTATTAGTAAAATTAAATAATGGAGTTGCGTCTTCTATAGTTAAAAACGAATATAAATCTTGCATTCCAGCGGCTTCTTGCAAAATTTGCCCATCTGCTGTAGTTAAAGGTATATCTTTTAATATAGTTCCACTAACTCTTATAGTAAAATTAGTTGTGCCATTACTACTCAAATCATCAAACAATTGTTTTGTTTCATAATCATCAACATCCAACGTAAAAGATGTTGTAACTTCTATTGGTCCAACTTGATTAACCTCAACTGGTAAATTAGAATCGTTTGCTCTTAATGCATAAATAGCTAAATTTTTATTATTGAAATCAATATTAAAATCTTTAACTCTATTTGTAGAAGAATTTCTACAAGCAATAGTTATATTTTTAACTTGAGGTACAAAAACTGAACCCGCATAATTATTGCCCGAAGGATTAAAATTAGGACCAATATTACCATATACATCAAACGACGATTGTATTTGTGGTATTTCTCCAACAGAACAGCTTATGCCTATAGAGTTTAAATATCCATTTTCAAAAGCAAAATATTTATTTTTATAATATAAACCACCATCAATAGAAACAGCAGAAAAATTTCTCTGCTGCCCAGTTAAATCTAAAACTGGATCATTATTAACTAAATATCTTGATAAAGATAATTGCGCTGTAGGAATAGAAGCTACAACTTGTTTAGTAAATCCTTGACCAATAACATTAATTGGTTTATAATCAATATTATAAGAGCCATCTACTGATAAAACTCCAGATAATGCAGTGCCTCCTAAATAGAAGGTATTCTCGTAATTTGTAATCGCGCCTTTCATTTTAGCTTCTTAATGGATTTTTATATAATTCACCACCGTAACGTTTTTCATTAGACATGGTTTTCAAAACAACTGAATTAATTTGTTTAGCCATTTGTTTGCTCAATACAATATCTTGTTTTTCATAACTAGAACTGTCTGCGCCATAAACAGATTTACCTGATTTATCAATATTGATAGAAATATTTGTAGCATTATTATTTGTGCTATTGTTCGTAGTTGCAGTTGAACCTCCGTCTTGATACGATCCAGAATTCATAGAGTTCATTGTAGACAATCCATATTTTTTAACTGCTGAATTGTTCATTACATATTCACCTCCAGTTAACAACGCTGGAATCGTATCTGATAATCTAGAACCATAAGGAACAAATCCACCACTATTAAATCCAATCAAACCACCAGTTTGACGACCTCTTCTTACGTTACTTCCAACAACTCCCGCTCCAGTTGTAAATATATTACCAAATAAACCAGAAGTTCCAGATTTTACTGGGCCAAAACCTTGTTGAGTCAATATATTGCTTAATTGTGCATCGCCACCAAATCTTCCAAATCCACCAGATATTTTCAAAGGATTTACACCACTTGCCATTTGATTAGCAACATTAAGATTAGCTAATAATTTACCATTTATCAAAACATCATTAGGATTAGCTTTTAAAAATTCAGCAAAAGTTTTACCTCCAGCTTCTTGAGCTTTTGCAAACGCTTCTTTCGTAGCGACAGATGCTGACGAACTAACAGACGCTGCACCTGCCTGTTTTAAACCTTCAGCACCAGCACTTGCCGCTGATTTAGCAGCTACCATGCCCATACCACCAGCTAATGCTATGCTTCCAACAGCACCAACTATACTACTAATTAACTGAGCATTCTTTTGCTTTTTAGCGAATTCTTTTTGTACTCTTTCTTGTTCATTTTGAACTGCTTTTTCACGCATTTTTTTGAAATACGCATCTTCAGCAAATGCATAAGCTGTATAATTAGCTTGATCAATTTGTCCAACATTAGTAGCGCCACTCATTAGATTACCAGTATAATCAAATTCTTGATCTTTATTATACTGCATTTCTGGAACTAGCTCAAAAGATCCGCCACCCTGCATTTTACTGCCAAATCTTGGAGCCATATCATAATTGATTTTATCCAATACGCCGGGGCCACCAAAAGATTCTACAGCATTTCTATTTAATACATATTCACCATCTTCTAATAATGCAAGATTGCGGTCGCCATTTCTTCCTCCGCTTATATACATACCATTTTGAGCATGAATCAAACCGCCTTTTTGATTTCCACCAAACAAGCCCATACCAACGGTTCCCAATGCTTTACCAATAGCTGCTCTCATTACTTCTTGCATTAATGTTTGACCAAAATTAATAGCAACGTCTTTGAAAGCGTCACCTATTGATTTTGTTCCTCTAGCAACATCCATTAATGCATTCGTCATACCATCAGCAAACATACCGGGAATTTCTTTGCCTAACTTATGTCCTATTTCATCACCTTGTGTAATTAAATTATCAAAACCTGATCTGAAACCTTGATACATTGAAGTTCTATCGGTGGCTTCATCCGCTACTCCTTTGTTAATAAGATCTTGAATTGCTTTTTGTTTTTCAAGTTCAGAAGTGTTTTTTTGTAAAATCCCTCTTACTTGATTTTCAAAACCAGCAAGTTTTTTAGCATCTTCAGAGCTAGAATCTAAAGAAGTTCTGGCTTTTGCTAAATTATCAGCAAAAGCTTTAGCATCATCAAGATTTTTTATCTCAGTATTAATATTAGCAATAGCATTTTTTGCTTTTACTCTATCTAGACTTATAGGACCTTTTAAATTTGCTATTTCATTTTGATATGTTGCAAACTCATTTACTGCGCCTCTTGCTCCTGAAAGACTTTGTTGGGTTGTTTGTTGTTGACGTATCGCAAGTCTTTGATTATTAAGATCTACTTGATTTGCAGCTTTACCCATTACTCCAAGACCATAAAAATTAGATTCTCTGGATTGTCTTGTATCTAAAGCTTGTAAACTCACCTCCAAAGCGTCAGCAGCCTTTTGCTCCGCATCGGCAGTTTTTAGAAGAGTTTCTAATCTTTCATTATAAAATTTATTTGCAAGACTAACCTGAAGAGCTTGCAGCCTTTGAGTTTCTAAATTAATATTTAATATTTTAGATTCTGATCTTTGCGCCTCTGTCAAATCATTTACGGCTTTTAACTGTTTAGCGACCTCATCATATATCTGCTTATTAGTATCCGATACAGGAGTTAATACACCCATCAAATCTTCAAGACGCTTTTTATAATCGTCTACAGATTTTATTTGGCCTGTTGAAAAAGCTTGTAATTTATTTTCTGCTTGTTGTAAAGCATTGTATTTAGTATTTTCTTTATTAGCAACACCAGTTATCTCATCAATTGGATTAGTATTTTTAGATTGAATTAATCTAGCTGATTTCAAATCTTCAACAGCTTTTGTTATTCTTGATTTGAAAAAATCTTCTCCACCACTAAAGAGTTTTTCTCTTTCTATGGCTTGAGATCTTTGTAACGCAGCTCTTTCTTGATTAGCTTTTTGACTTTGAATACCAGTAGGCGACATTCCAAATCCATAACCGGGTCTTTCAAAAATAGCTTTTTCTTTAGCTGTTCTGATTTGATTATCAGTAACACTCTTATTCAGAACTTTATTTCTTTCAAGTTCAGAATTTATTAGTTGAAACTCAAGCTCTAATAAAACTTGTGCAGCTTCAGATCTTCTATTTAAAAGTTCTAATTCAAGATTTTGTATTTCAAGCTGTTGTTTTTGTTTTTCAGAAAGCATGATAGTATTTTGCAACTGTTGTTTTAATTGGGCATTAAATGTCGCCAATTTTTCTGGATCACCAACTTTAAAACCAGCTTGTTGTGCAGCTTGTGCAGAAGAAGTTTGTTGAATTAATGTTTTTAATGTACCTTCTAGAAGATTTGGATCTTGTAAATTATCTACTGTTTTTTGTAGACCCTCAATTACTTGTTTATTTCCGCCACCCAATGTTTCAAAAATCTGTTTTCCAGATGCTCCAGCTATATCAGAAGATAAACGCATTCTTTCTGTTTCTTGAGAAATAGAAGTTTGACGTATTTTTGCTTCTGCTTGTCTAGCTCCAGCCTGAAGAGGAGTAACTAATTTATCTATAAATTCACTTGCCGCATTATCTAAAACATTTAAACGTGACGCTTCAAACTCTTTTTGTTGAATTTGTTTTGCTATATTAAAAACATAATTATCTATACCATCACGCAATTTACGCAACAATTCACGCGAGTTAAATTGTACTTCTTTAGCTTGTTGAGTAGCTGTTTTAAATTTTTTATCTGTTTCATCATAGAATTTTTTAACTAAAACAGCGCTATTTTTAACAAAAAAATCTCCTTCAATACCCATTTCATCAATGACATTATCTGATAATGCAGCTAATTCAGCAGCAACCGTTTCAGATATATTATATTTTTGAGCAATTGCTTTAAGAGTGGTTTCATCTGTAGCGCCTTGCATTTCTTTTTGAAATTCTTCAATGAATTTTGCAGAATTCTCTGCACTCAATCCACCTTCTTTTAATAGATCAAAAAATCCTTGAAATTGAACAAAGGAAGTCTGCAAACTACCTTCTGTAGTTTTTATTTCTCCGCTTTGATTTTCGACATTATATCCTTTTCTCTTTAATTGTTCACTCCTTTTTGGAACTATTACAGATAAAGCATCTCCTGCTTCTTTATATGAAGCTCCTAATTTTTTAATATTAGAAATTAACGCAGCATTTTTTGCAAATTCTTGCATTGCTGTTTGCATTTTTTCTACATCTCCACCTGCTTCATAAAATTTTTTCCCAAGTTCTGGAGAAGTTTTATTTAATTCCTGAAATGTTTCAGATAATTTATATGTAGCTTGATTTAGTAATGATGGATCAGATATACTTGCCAACTGATTCAACTGCTCAATATAAGATTTGCCAGCATCTAAAGTAGCCGTTGTTTGAGCTTTATATTGATCTGCTGCATTTGCTAAATCTTGTACGCTATCTTGAGCTTGAATAGCGGCATTACCTAAACCAATTACAGCACCAATAGCAGTTCCTATTCCCGGTCCACCAAAAGCTGTTCCTAAAGCGGCTCCAGTACTCATGCCAGTTATTACAGAACTAGCTGCATTTCCTGCAAATCTTTGTGTTGTAGATAATTGACTTCTATCTTTACCTTGTGTGATAGCTTCCTCTAAAACACCTCCAACAATTGGTGCTGCCAATTGAAATCCTATATTATTACTTAATCCTCCAAGTCTACCTTCTAAATTTCCCGCTCTTTGTCTTCCAGAAAATCCTCCAAAAGCTCCTCCTAATCTTTGAAATATAGTACCACTTTCTGGTCCAAATCTTCTTTGATATCTAGATGAAACTTGAGTTTGTCTTTGTGCTGCGGCTTGTTGAGCAGCCTGTGCAGTCTGTTGAGCGGCTTGTGCAGCACTTCTTTCTGCATTAGCATGAGCTTTTATTTGTTTTAACAAATTATTAAAAGCCGCACCTTGCAAATTATAATTTTTTAATATCTGTTGTGCTGCTGCATTGATTTGAAAATTATTAGTTGTTAATAAATCTATGCTTTTTATATAACTATCAATTGCTGTATCAATTTGTTTATTACTCACCATTCTTCCAGATCTTTGTCTAATCGGTCCAGAAGAACGAAAATCTGCAAAATTAGGAACATAACCATCATACATCAAACCAGCAGCTTTTTGCCCTGTCATCGAATCAGTCAAAGCTTGAGTCAAGCCTCCATGATCTGCAACGGCAGCAGCAAAATTAGGCTGACCACTGTTTCTTATAAACGGAAAAGGTCCGGTGCTAGTATCTAATATAGCTTTATTACCACTTAATCTTTCTTCTAATCCCATTACTGCTTGTTTATACGCAAAGTTAGGTATAAAACCAGATGCCATTTTATTTTTTACAGAACTATCTAATTGAGATTTTTTAAATTGATAAGCGTGCTGTAAAGCCCAAACAGGATCGTTTTCAGAAGGCCATGTAGATTTATTTTTTAATAAATCTTGTGGATTCATTGGAAATTCATAACTACCATTATTAAATGCGGGATCTAAAAACCAATTTTTTATTGGTAATTTTTTATTTTTTACATCACCTGTCCTTAATTTTCTATAACCGTCCCAAATTCTTCTAGCCTTATCACTAACTGTTTCTCTATCAGATGTTAACCATGCTCCTTTTTTTGATACTTCAGCCAATACCGCATCATACAAAGGAACTCCAAATCCAGAACCAGAAATATTTACGCTAGAAGATCCAACTGAATATAAATCTGTAGTTTGAGGAACAGGAAAAGCTATAACTCCACCTGTTAATTTTTTACCTTCCACTTCTGAACCTTTACGATAAAAAGATTCAATTGCATCTTTACCACTGTTTGTTTTAATTGTTGGATCAGCAAAATTAGGTATAAAACCTCTAGCATAATCTGAAGCTCCACCTTGAGCTTCCAATTGCATTCTCAATCTTTGAACATCAGTTAGAACTTTAGGTTTTCCTATTGCTAGTTCAGGTTTTGCTGTATTAAGTTTAGCCAAAACTTTAGCTTTTATATTAGAATCTTTTAAAGCTTCTTGTTGTTTATCAGAATAATCCCATTGTATTTTTCCATTAGGATATATAAACCCTCTAACCAAATTAGGAAGTTCTGCAAAGTCAAAATCATTAATATTTGCTCCTTTAGTTTTTAATTTATTATTATATATATCTTTATGGTATAAATATTCTTTTCCATCCTGCCCAGAATAACCATATTTATTATTTGCTAAATCAAAAAGAATTGGGCGCAAATTATTTGCAAGCATACTTTTACGCATTTTGTCGCCTATTGAAAAATTAGGAATAAATCCTTGTGAGTATCCCCAATTAGGATTAGACACTAATACGTCATTCCATGTATCTAATTCTTTTCGATATTTGTCAACAAGCTGAACTCTTACTCCTTTAAATTTAGCCATCAATTCGGCAGGAGTTGTTGGATCGCCGCCTTTGAACTCAAAAAATGTTTTTGTTGTTTTATCTAAAGCGTCAACTCTTGAACTTGGACCACCGGGAATACCAGCAGAAATAGCATCCTGAATTGTAGGATATTTTGCTTTTAAAACGCTTAAAGCATGCTTTTCATAAGCAGCGCCATAATCATAATTTGTTCCTCCGAACTCATCATAAGTTTTCCAAGGAACATCAATATTCTTATAACTAATACCTGCTAATTTATCAGATTTTTCTTGCGCGACTCTTCCTTTTCTTTCAGCAATTTTTTCAGATGTAGGCTTCCAACCCATTTTTCTTGCATCAGCTTCGCTCATTTTTCCCAAACGAACGGCGGCGGCAATTTGAGACATAGACATTTCAGCGAAATTAGGAATAAACCCACTAGCTGAAATACCCATACTGGCTAATCTAGCTTCTTTTGTACCGGGTTTTGCTGAATAAATTTGATTTATTTTTGGTATACTCCAAATTCTAGATATATATTCTGGCATACCGGGAGTTTCATCAGAAGCCGTCATTAATCCAAGTAAATTTGGATCAATTACTTTTTCTTGTATCTTCTGACGCAATAATTGACCAAACTGAGTAAGCTTAGATGATTTGACATCATTTAATCTAGCTTCTTGATTTAAAAACATTTTTTGCAAAACGCCTTTTTTATTTTCTGGAGAAGCTTTAGCATAAGCTATGTCACCAACAGTTCTTACCAATGTTCTATCAAAATCTAAATACGTCATTTGACGTTTCTTTTGCCTATCTATTATATTTTGTATAGCTTTATCAGGGACAGGTCCGATTGCTGTTCCGCCGGGAAATGCATGTTTATCAAAATAATTATCATCTATTATTGGAGAAAAATTAGGAATAAAACCAGAACTCGAAAAGTTAGGTATAGTTACATAATCTTCAATATAATTTAATAATAGTCTTTTATGAAATCCGTCTGATGTTAAAGTATCTGTAACTGGATTATTAAATAAACGAGCTAGATTTAATACTACATCTCCTCCTAATTCCGCAGATGCTTTTGCATTTACTTGATCAGGAGTAACGGATGCTTTGCTTGAAATCAAAGATGGTTTTACTGGCAAATAAGAATTTAAATTAACATAATCTGATTTTGTTGTATTTGCTTTATTAATTATTTTTTTATAAGCACTAGTATTTAAAGAGCCTACTAATTTTTTAATTAAATCTTTTCTACTGTAAAGAGCAGATGTAATTTTAGCATCTCCAAAAACAGTGTCATCATTTAAAGCTATTTTAGCTTTATCTTGTGAAGAAGCTGAAGTGATCGAATTATTTGGATATGGAAAATCTAATAAAGCAGGTCCTGCGTATGATTCTGAATTAGTTAAATAATAATTTATTAATTTTTCAAATTGTTTTCCTCTTGCACCTAAATCAATCCCAGCAGCAAAATTAGGAACAAATCCTTTAGCTGCCATATATGGATCAACACCAGTTTGTTGTATTGATCTTTGTCTGTGAGCGCGACCAGCTTTTGATCTAGCGGGAGGATTAATAAAAGGTTGAGCAAAACCGGGAATATATTTTACATCTTCTGCGGTATTCATTACTCCACCAACAGGAGAACGAACAACTTGACCGGGAGAATAACCACCAGCTTGTGCGCCGATAGTTTCAGCCATCTTAGTAATTTTTGGTATATATCCAGAACTTCTTGTCGCAGCAAGTCCTTTTTGTCCAGATTTTGGATTAACAACAACGCCTTTAGTAGCTAATAATGGAGCTAATCTTTGAGCGATTTGTAATTGTTGTTGATATTCTGCTGTTTGAGCTTTAGCAGCATTTAATAATAATTGAGCTTGTGCAGCCTGATTACCAGTATAACCCAATAAAGCTTGTCTTAAGGGACCTTCTTGTTGTAATATTCTTAGAACACTAGCCTCAATATCTTTTCTCTTTTGAGACTCTGTAGTAATACCCGCAATCTGAGGCAAAGCCTGAGTTAAGAAGTTAAAAGAGTTTTGTATTAACTTAAATAATGTATAAAATGCAGCAATTGCGCCGGGACCAGCAATTATATTTCTGATTCCTTTCAAAAATCCATTAGCAAATACAGATCCAATTCCTTCGCCTTCTAATAGATCGTTTAAATTTTCAAAAATTGATTTAAATGTCTGAGCGGTATATTTAGCTAATGGTTCAAAAGTTACTTGACCAATATTATTAGCAAACTGTTGTGCAGCAGTTCCCGTTTGAGATACTAAGGCATCTAAAGTCTGATTAAGTTTAGCGGCAGCTACTTGAGCTTCATTTGTAGCATTAGTTCCATCTCTTAATGCTCCATTGTACGCACTTTGTTCGCTACTCAAATCACCTACTATAGCTTTAAGAATGTTAACTTGATAAACACCAGCAACTTGTTCTGAAAGCGCAGCGCGTTGTGTATCAGCCAATTCTCCATAAACACTTGAAAAGTTTTTAAGTATTGTAATAGCTGGCAATACATTTCCTTCGATGTCGCGAACTTTAATATTAAACGTTTCTAATTGATCTAAAGTTTCTGGACGTTGTAAACGAGTAAAAATTGTTTTTAAAGCGTTACCAATTACAGCACCACCGCGAGCGGTTTTTTCTTGAGCCGCTGTAACTAAGGCATTCAATTGATCAATATTCACTCCAGCTTCTTGTGCAGCCTGACCTGTACGAGATAGAGCTTCAGCAAGGTCACCAGCACCAACAGCGTAGTTTTGTTCTACTGCTACTAACTTATTTAAAATTTGAGTAGTAGTTATACCTGTATTTTTAAATCCATTTACAGAAGCGGTCAACGCATCAATAGCGTTTGCAGTACTTAGTCCGCCTAATTTTGCTAATAAAAGAGCATCAGTTGTTCTTTGAAGAACTTCTTCAGCCTTGATACCTTGACGAGAGAATTCAAGAGCAGCTTTTGAGGCTTCTCCGAATGAAGATGATGTGGCTTTGCTAACTTCAAAAAGCGCAGAACTAAATTTTTGTAATTGAGCGGTACTTAAACCGAATACGCGATTAATTTCAGCAAGATTCTTTTCTACTTCAATAGTAACATTTACTATTTCTTTGAAACTTCTTATTACGCCACCAAGCACGGCTGTAGAAGCTCCGAATGCAACTACGCGAGCGTTAGACGCGGCCAATGCGGATTCGAAATCTTTTACATCACCAGTTATTCTTCCCAATGGTTGGGAAAATCCTCTGGCATTTACTTGCAGATTGATTTGATTTTGATTCGCAAAACGCTGGTTGTAAGCAGTAATTCCCGCTTGAATAGAGGATACTAAAGCTGCTTGGTTAGCTTGAACATTGATTTGTGGTCCCGCCATAAATAATATTTACACCTTAAATACGACATTATCCGAATAATTTCATCATGTCATCCATAGAAAGAGAGCCGCCTTTTTTCTTCGCTTCTTCAGCTAACGATAGAGTTTTTTGCCCCGGCTTGGCTATATTTAGATATTCAAGGTCTTCTCTAGTAGCTCCAACAATAGATTCAGCGGAGTTTTCTTTATTACTATTTCTTTCTCTTACTTTTTTAACATTCTCATTAGCATTAACATAATCCATGATTTTATCAGGATCGTTTTTAATATCTTGAGGCATGTTTTGATTCTGCTGAAATATATTTTTAAAGAATCGTGAATACACTAATAATTTTAACTGATTATAAGATAAATCACAAATAGGTTTTCCATAAAATTCAATAGGACTCTCTGCAAATGGTAAATATAAATTATAAAAATCTTGCAATACAATTCGTTGAATATTATCATCATTTATTTCTTTATAAACACGGGTATACTCTTTCATTATTAAAAATAGATTTTCAGAATCTACTTCATCAAATTGTTCTTCAGAATATACTGGTTCTTCTAATTTTTTATTCTTATATAAACACTTTAAAATATAATGATCATTTAATCTTTCTTCAGCATAAGATTCCGCAGTTCTAGAAAAAAACATTGCTCTAGCATTTTTTAAACTATTTAATTTATTTTGACCTTCTTCAATATCTTTATTGAGGCGCAAAATTTCTGCTTTCAAATATAATGACTTTTTTTGATTTAATAGATTCTTTACAAAATCTTCTTGTTGAGCTATTTCTGTTTCTTTCTTTTTAGACCATTCGCCTTCTTCGATCAATCTTTCAAGAGTTTCTTTATGCGTTGGAACGCCTTTGCTAATAGCTTGACTTAAATATTTATCATAAACTAAGTCAATATCAACTTGGTCTTCGAAAGACATATGCTTCAAATAAAAAAGATTCTCCAAGATCTTTATCTCAGAGAATCCATTTTTAATATCCCGAAATATCCTTTTAAAATTATTCTGTTGGGATTGTTCCATCTATTTCTCCCACAATTCTATCGAATTCGTCTTTATCTTGATTGCTGGTGAAGAACCAATAACTAATAATACTAGCTAACTTGCTATAACACTTTTCATAAATTTCATGCTTATTCTCTTCATGATCAAACATTGTGGCTTCTTTTTGTTCAAAAGTTTTACCGGGGAAAAGCGGCTCTAGTTCCACATTCTTTTTTGAAGAATCTTTATAATAACTTAAATGTAATACATACCACAAAATAGCTCTGTTCTGAGCCTTGATATCTGCTGTATGATTAAATAGAGTTAAATAACTGGTTTCTTTTTCTATAAGAGTTTTTCTACGTTGTAGAATTTGAGAAGTGATCGTATCGATCTTCAACTTATCTTCTTCATCTCTTTCTGATTCTGGTTTTAGATTAAGAATGCTTAGTTTGGCTTGAAGTTCGCGGATATCATCTGCTGAATTTACCATTGTCTTTGCATCAGCCTCACTGATCAATCCGCCTGTATCATTATATTTATTGAGCAACATAGCTTTTGTCAATACGCCATTTCTAATACAGCGGCTCATCTCAACGCTGAATTCCATGTCGGCTTCTTGCATTTGTTTTCTGTTTGGCTGATTGACTATAATTTCTACTGGAACTTCTTTCTTAATCTTCTCTTTATAAGTTCTAGTTACGTCTTCGCCATTATCGTTTTTTACGATTTCTTGCTTTTCCTCTTCTACTTCTGTAATCTTTTTAATTGTAAAACTATATAGAACTTTAGCCATACTTTATAAATAATAATATATATTCTATCGTTTTTCAACTAGTGTAAATATATTTATGGCTACGAGTTTATTAACTGCTTCTGAAAAAACTGCTTTAAACGCAGTTATTGCGGATGTTCATGAGACTTTTGCTCGCGACATCACGGTTTTTAAAGATGCATCTAAAGTAGTTATTATTACAGATCCCAACTTTAATCCATTATATAATACTGCTGGTCAAACGACTTCATATATAAATACACCTGTTTATCAGACATTTAAAGCTAGAATTTTATACAACAACGATTTCCAAAAACAATATTGGAGTGAAGGTCAACTTAATACACAAATCAAGCTTGAAGCTGTAGTTGGCAGTGTTAGATTAAAAATAACTGCCGCAGATTATGAATATATAAAAGATGCTAAAAGAATAGATTTAGATGGTAAGAGATTCGTTCTCAATTCAGCTTTTAGAGGTCATGGACTATTTGATAATCAATTTTATACTCTTTATCTAAAACCTGATCCATAATATGGACAAAGCTTATTACGAATTACTTAAACAATTGCAAAAAGATCCAACATATCTCAAAACCCAAAATGATTATATCAAAGAGCGTTTTGAGAAAATCAAGGATGATATTATAAAAGAATTCGATGAACATCCTGTAACTGTAGAAATAAAAGGAGGCATATATGCCGAAAATATTTCTGGCACTTTAGGAGGTATTACTAATTTATATTCATTCATAGGATTTGACGAAAACACCGATCCAACCGCTCCAATTAGAGAATTATTATTATCTTCTAAATATAGAATAATAAATTCAAGCAACGGAATGTCTTCGCAAGTGATGTTTGAAATACCAACAACTAAAGAGATATTCGATATGACACCTATGCCTTGGGCTACAGGAAGAAGTTGGGCTAGAGGTATAGAATCTGGAATATCTGGATTAGGTTATTATCTTAAAAAAGTTAAAAATAGCCGCTCTGGATTGGGAGTTCAAAGCTCGACTTCTAAAGTAAGAAGCGGAGCGGTATTTAGGAACACAAAATATATATCAGATCTTATTCGTAGATTTGAAAGTAGACTTAAAGATTTAAATTAAAATGAAACCAAATTTTTCGCATAATGTTATAAATAGTTTTTTTCTATGGTTTGATAATTATGTCATGACCAAAGGAGAAGCATATAGTATAAAAAATACCAAGCTTTATAACTATACAGATCCTAGACTTGGAGGAAACAAAGTCGTATATGGATCGCCATATAAACAATGGGTTTACGACAACAATATTAATGGCGCACAAATACCAAGCGGTCTCACTATAGATAACGCTTTCGTAGTAACCGGAACAAGCGGTTTAGCTATAGATTTTGATAATGGTAGAGCAATATTTAATAGTGGAGTATCAAGCGGTTTAAATATAACTGGCACTTACACAGTAAAAGAAATAAATAGTTATGTAACAGATCAACCAGAAGATAATTTAATAATCGAAAATAAATATGTAACCAATAGCCGCTACACTGTTACAGAAAATTATATTCCTCCATACAACCCAGTAACTCCAGCAATATTTGCTTCTATTGAAAGCACTCACAATACAGCATTTGCTTTTGGCGGCGAAGATGAAACAAATTGCAATATAAAATTAGTAGCATTTTGCGAAACTTTATATCAATTAGATGGTTTATTAAGTATATTTGCAGATAGTTATAATGAAGTTTTTAGTGTCGTTCCTATGACCAAACACCCTTTGGGTGAATTCGGGGAAATAAAAACAGGTTTATATCCCACTGGATATGATTATAACGTAGTAAATAAACAATATAGTGATCAAACTTTATTTATTGATCATGTTGTTACCTCTAAAATTAGAGATAGCGTTCTTAAAGAATTGAATCCAACTTTGCACATCGGATTTTTAGATTTCAACATAAAAACTTATAGATACCCAAGATTATAATTTCCCAATATTCCCTATACACTGTAAAAATAATTAACATTTTTTAACAAACAAAACATATGGCAAGAAATCGTGTAATTTACCAAAGTCAGGCTTTATTTATAGCTCCTAGCTCCACAGGAGTACAAGTTAGTGGTGTATCAGCAGATGGCTTATCAGCAACTGCATCACCATTTACCCCTGTTAGCACAGGTTCACTAGCTTCTGGTATTTCATTACTTAAGAAACTAGATCGTATTCAAAGTTGTAATTTCAACTTTACAATCAATAGACAAGATATCAACGAGTTCGGCAAACTAGCTCGTCTTGATTCTATCGTTATGGAATCCCCAACAGTTGGTTTGGATTTCAGTTATTATGTAACAGATGGTTATAATGAAAGATTGTTAGGGTTTAACATCACAGGAGACGCCGGGGCTGGAGTATTAATAGACACTAACACTATAAATGGCGCTCAAGCTATTTCTGGTCTTTTAGCTGATATACAAGGAAATAATTTCTATATTTTGACTGTAGATGAAGGCGAAGATGTAGTAGGTGGAACATTAGCTCCAAGTTCAACAGTAGTTGGAATTGGTAATGGTTTCGTAACTGAATACGCTTTTGAAGCCGCTGTTGGCGCAGTTCCCACTGCTAGTATAACAGTAGAAGCTTTTAATATTAAATCTGACGCAAGTGACGTTCCAGTTTCTCTAGCTTCAGGATCGGCTCCTCAAAATTCAGTAGTTGGAGCAGACATAGTTACTATGACTGGATTTAGTCCAGCTATTAATATTTTAGCTCAACCAGCTACCAAATTTACAACAGTAGCTACTAATTATAAACTTGATTATTCTAGACAATTTACAGG